ATGGAATCATGTCAAGAGAAAGCGCGCAAGTATGGGAAATCTTAATCTATGGTGATGTTAAGTCAAACACAGATATTGTAAATATAGAAAATTATCTTAAAACTAAATACGGATTCTAAAAAAAAACCCACTGATTAAAGTGGGTTTTTTGTTATACAGTAATTATTTCTAACTTCCATTCGTGTCTACAAAACGGTGTTGTATCAACACCTCTAACACCACCTGGTAGTGTGTAGAAACCACCTCTGTAAAGAAATACATCTGGCGGTAGACCCATATCAACTAAATGTTCTGTAGGTAAAGATTGAATCTCTAATAAAGAGTAACCTCTATTCCTATCAGACATAAGTTTAGTACAGAATGGTCTTGAACCACTCTTAGTAGCAGGAGCCACATCAGGTCTTTCACGATAGAAATAAACTGCTCTAACGGTTATAAACTTCATTTCGACATTGTTAATCTCTTTTAATTCGAGTTCTTTTGCTTCTTCCATAGAATTTACCGTGAACTCTTTTATCGTTCGTCTGGTCGAATAATCTTGACCCATAACACTTAGATGTTCTAAGATAGGATCTTGACCAGTCATTAACATATCAAAGTTATATTTCTTATGAAGTTCTTTAACCTCACCATATAACATAACATCTTCTGTTAAGCCAACAGACTTTAATTTATTCCAAACCTTTTTATCTTTTTTCTTTAACTTTCTTTTAGAACGAACAAGTATCTTAAAGCCTAACTTTTTATAAGTAGCAACATCATCTTCATTAAAGTCTTCATCAAAAAGAACCTTCTTAACTCTACTAAGTGAAAGTTTTTCTTTGTCAATTTGTTCTAATTTTCTTTGAGCCCATTCGATACCTTCATCACCACCCCACGCTAACCACATCAAACGACCACAACCATCACCTAACTCTTTATCTGAGTTCTGACGATGTCTTTCAAATGCTGCCATACGAGCAATTGTTTCACGAGATATATTCTCACCATTTGCTAATTGATTTGCTCTTTGCTTTCCAACAGGTGTACCACAAGAACCCCAACCATTTTCTTCAGCCCATCTTAAAGCTGCTTTAGCATTCTCTGATGCACCTTTTGGATAATCATTATAAGATTCTAAATTAACACTGATAGGTGCTTCTGTAGACCAAGTGTTATCTGACACACTGGCTGTTTCACCTCTGAACTCATCTTCGGCTTTCTTGATACAAATAGCAACTGCTTGTGGTTGAGACTTTCCATTATCTATTTCGATACGGATACATCTTGATATAAAATCATCTTGAGATTCGTCTTGTCTTGGCGTAATTGGCATAATAAAACTTTAGTTTTTAGATATGTTTAAGAAAGTTCATAATGTTTATGATACTCTTCTTTGTTCTCGAAGTACCAAGTCTTAAGTTTGTTCCAAACTCTTACACGACATCCACTACAACCTTTAGAATATTCTCTTCTTTCCCAAAACACTACATTGTGCATATTGAATATAAGAGTGATGATATGAGCAGGTACAACATACTCTTCTCTACCATGCCAATCTTTGACTAAACACTCAATCTGTATAAAATCATCTTTACTTATCATAACGATCCTGAATTTAATTTTCTGCAGATAAACTCTGCTAATATACTACAAACTGCTGCTATGTATAAGTTCTGAGAACAGAGGAGTGCTATCCAAAATGTAGAGCACATACAACAGTTAATTAATCTTGAAAAAAGGTCATCCTTTTTATATAACAATCTAAGTCTTATAGTTGGTTCTGAGTTAATCCAAAGAACACCTAAACAACTTAATCCTAATATTTGTAGTATCATAATTCTTCTTTAATTTTTTCTTTTAATTCTTTTATCATATTATATACCGCTGATAACGGTAAGTCTATTTTTTTACCAATATCTCTCATCGACATCATCTTTGTAAAATATAAGTCGTAAAGAACTTTCTCATGACTTGGTAGTGTGAGATATATCTTTCTTATTTTAACCAGTCTATCAATCTCTAAATCGTTCCAGTTTTGATTTAAATCTATTAACCAGTCTTTGATATCATCTCTTACAACTTCTGACTTTAATTCAATTAAGTCATCATACTCTGCATCCACAATTTCTGTTTGTTCAGGTAGATTATTAACTCGTAAAGTTTTATTGAAATCTGAATTATACCAAGCAACTTGATTCTTCATCCAAGTTTGTAAGAACTTTATTCGTTCTTCACCATCTGGTATTTGAGAGAACCTCGGCCAGTTTTTGTTTAAGTAAATAGCCATCTGTGAAAGTAATTCAGGCCATTCATCATGTGACCATCTTTTTGACCACATACTTATTAAGGCATAATTAGATGTAAACCATATCTGCCAACTATTCATCCAGTTTAAGAACCTTTTTTAGGTTCGCTGCTGACTCGAACTCATCTAATTTAACGGCTGATGAAATCCACTTTTCTACTGTTTTAGTAATCCATATCCATATCATAAAGAACTCTGCTGGTTTACATATACTTCTGATAACTTCTGATTGCTCATCAATTTCTAATTGAACTTTAAATATCTCTCTATCTGAAAGTAAATCACTATGAACTGATGATGTATAAATGATATTTAATAAAATCCATATTTCATCTGTGCATTCAGAAGTGATAAGATTAGTCAGTGACTTAGGTATAAAGATAGTCTCTGCAATCTCTTCTTGAAGTTGTTGCATTGCGTCCATGATTACTTATATATTAAATCTTTATTCTTTAGATAATAATCTTCAAGTCTCTTTACCATATACTCAACCTGTTGTTCTCTTTTAGCAGAATCAAGTGTAGGTTCATAACCCCAGATATCTAAATAATAATCGGCTATAATAAAATAATCAAGTTCTGTGATTAGTTTCCATCTTACTTTAATTAAAATTAATTTAATCTGGTCTAATCTTTTAGATGTTAGTTGATAACTTTTAGCCACTCGCTCTGAGTGAGCAGTATAGTATTTGTTTCTTTTAGTAGGAATATATTTCTCTGTTTCTAATAATCCTGATTTAACTTTTAATTTACACATTTTACAATTCGGTTTCATTAATTTACTTGGTAACTCTACACCACATATTTGGCAGTGAGTATAACCGTTTTTTCTGATGTAAGCACCATAACACTTCTTACATCTACCAGCAGCATTATAAGCAGATGAACCTTCTTTTGTAAATTCTTTTTCACAACTTATACATCTTTTATAGTTACCTGGTCTTGCTTTACTCATATAGTGATATTCATTAATCCATTCGCTGCTGCCATAATAGACTCAGCTCTTTCTTTAAGAGACTGTGCTTGTGTAATCTTTTCTTGTTCAGATTGAGCAACACGATATCCTCTTTTATCACCAATAACTGGTAGTTTAGAATGAGTTCTTAAATAATTAATCATTTGACGAATTCTTGAATCACTACATCTATAAGACAAACCTGCTGCATCACACTCTTCTTGTAATAACATTTTAAGTTCAGGTGCATAAAGAGGTGACCTCATTTTAAGAACGTGAATAAGTAGTGGTATAACTTTTACAATCTCTTCGTGATTGAGTGGTTTAGATTGAGACATAAAGTTTTTATTTATTTTATTAAAGAATGAAGAAGAAGTTTAAAATCAAAAACCACCAGTCTCGAGTATATTTGGTAAATTGGCTATTCATGGAATATAAAGTGTGAGACCGGTGGTTTATAATAAAAGTTATCTATGTCTCTTATTATATCTTAAAGTTATTAATTTGTTTTAAAACAAAATGTAAATTAATTTCTATAATATGTAACGAACAATTCGGGTAGTCAAATACCTAAACCATCACTTAAAAAACCATCACTCACTCTGGTGGTTTTTTTATGCTGTTTACTTTTATACCGTTCATACCTCAACCATAAATATTCTGCTTGGTCATTAGATAATCCGTTTATAAGACACTCTTCAATAACAGCTTTATGCCATATACTACCAAATGTACTTTCGGTTATTTTAAGGCATTGTTTAAAAACGTTATAATGTTTTGGTTTTTCAATGATAAAGTGCCCGTATTCATTAGTTATAATTTCAACATCATTTACGGGCTCTTGATTTACGGGCTCTTGATTTACGGGCTCTTGATTTACGGGCTCTTGATTTACGGGCTCTTGATTTACGGGCTCATTAAAAAGATCAGCAAGATCTACTTTATTATCTAAATAGTACCAGGTCTGTCCTCTACCTTTAGAATAGGATTTGTTAGTCATTAGAACACCAGATTCTTTTAACTTTTTAAATACACTTGAAGATACTTCTTTATTATTATTAAAGAATGTTTCTCTTAAATATTTATTGGTGGATTCAACAGGTGCGTTACTCTTAATAAAGATAATGAATTTCTCTATGTCTTTAATTTTATACTTCATTTGGACAAGTTTACGGTTACATATATAAGATCATTTAAATGTGACCGTAAGGTCACAAACAATGTATCTAATACCTTTTAATGGTTATTTAATGTTTTTTTGGTGGGGTGGTGGGCTATTTAAAAATAACTCTTAGATCTAATATATGTGCCCGTGAAAAAAGTTTAGTTATTGTATAATTATTTTTTTAATCTGTTTAAGATAACCTACATCAGTCTTGAGTTCATCAAATGAAACATCTTTATAGATATACTTCTTTCTTAAACTAAGAAGTTCATTGTGGTAGATTGTACCTTTAAGTTTAGGTTGAAGATTATCAATGTAAATGATAACCTTCATTTTAGTTTTGTCGTCAGTTCTCATATTACTTTCTTTTCTTTTTCTTTGGCTGAACTGGTGCTAAGACGTGAGTAACCTCAGCGATAACACACTCACAATCTGCTGGTTGATAACCTAAAGCCATAGACAAAGTATCATAAGACATTTTACCTTCTTCTGTATAACCATAGAAGTTCTTTGACTCATCTTCATTTCTATACACGTGTAGTTTAACAATTTTTGCACCACAAGTGTCATGAGTAACAGAGATAGTTTTAGTGAACTTGAAACCTTGTGTCTCATAAAGACTAACACCTTCGTTAAACTGGTCTCTGGTATCGAAAGCCATAATCGCATCACAATCTCTGTGGTAGTAGTACCAAGCTTTTTTGATACCATCTTGTTTGTCGTTCTTGAAGAACTCAACGACTTCTTTTCTCGACTCTACTAAATTAATAACTGCAAATCCTAAATTGTTCATAATGTTTTATTTTTAATTGTTTCTGTAAAAGTAATGAATTGTTTTTAATCTACCAAATCTGGCTTTAGCCATTTATAATATACAATATCATAATCAACGCCATATATTTTAGATAGCTCAACAAAGATTTGTTCTCTAACATCTGATTCTGTGATACCACACAAATCATAAACATTATGTGTCTCACGCCATACATCACTGAATGTTACATCGGTCATAAATTGAATAACTTCTTTGTCTCTTGAATTTACTGATTTATACCAGTTCTTTACTTTTGTTCTTTTAGTTGCCATGTTTTAAGTTTTAATTGTTTCTATAAATATAAGAATAGTTAATTAATTTGCCAAATCTTTTGATAAAAGTTTTGCAACATAGTTTATGATGGACCATTTATCAGTGATTTCTGTTGGTACAAAGTAACTGATATTGTGATAGTAGTCAGAGAATACTTCATTTGTGATTCTTTGACAAGCCTGAAATTCTGTTGCTTGTTTCAAGTCTGAATAGTTAAGTTCGTCTAAGTAAATTTCTCGTGTCATAATTTCTAATTGTTTATTGTCTTACAAATATACGGATAAAAAACAAATAAACAAATTTTTGATATAATAATTATGAAAAAGCACGAAAAGCCAGAAAAGGATAAAGAGCAAGTCATATCGGCTCTGGTTAAAATGAGAGTTGAAAAGTTTGCCACCACTAAAACTTTATTAGATTTTTTAATGAATCAAATAGGTTACGGTCAAACTTATTCTTATGAATTAATAAAACTAAGTAAAGAAAGAATCAATCTTATTTTTAAGGAAGAATATGAGCAGTCTTTTCACAATGCAATAGCAAGACTTGAAGAACTTATAGAAACTACAAAGAATGAAAAGGTGAGATTAGAATCACAGAAAGAGATGAATAAGTTACTTGGCTTATACAGACCACAGAAAGTTGATATAACCTCAAATGGTAAAGATATATCAGTATCAGAAGTGATAGTAAAGATAGTAAGAAAAGAAGATGAGTAAAATTTACCTGAATAACAAATCACTTTACAAAGAGATACTAATATCAAAAGCAATGGGTAAATTAACACGCGAAGCAGAAAGAATGTTAATCTTATTAGCAAAAAACACAATCAAAAAATTCTACTATCATAATCCTGATGATAAACAAGATTGTTTACAGAACGGACTTTATATGATGTTTAAGTTCTGGTATAACTTTGATGAGATTAAAAGTACAAACGCCTTTGCTTATTATACAGAAGTGTTTAAGAGAGGTGTTGCTGCTGGTTACAACCAACTATATAAAAAGATTGACGGTGAGTATATGTTTAATCAATCATTAGACTATACTGACGCTCAAGGAAACAAAATAACAAACATATGAAAAGAACTAAATTAATGTTGGGAGACAACATCGAATCACTACGAAAACTTCCTGATAATTCAATTGATAGTGTGGTTACAGATCCACCATATGGTTTATCATTTATGAATAAAAAGTGGGACCACGATGTTCCATCTATTGAGTTTTGGTGTGAAGTTTATAGAGTTCTAAAACCAGGAGGACATATCTTATCTTTCGGTGGAACAAGGACATATCACAGAATGGTTGTGAATATAGAAGATGCTGGTTTTGAGATTAGAGACCAGATTATGTGGTTATATGGTTCAGGATTTCCTAAAAGTCATAACATCGGTAAGGCTGTTGATAAGTTACAAGGTAATGATAGAGAGGTTGTTGGTGAAATGAAAGGTGCTGGTTCAACAGGAACAACATATATATCAGGTCAAGAACATCATGATGGATTAGATAAAGGTGTTTTTAAGAGTTCATATATTGGAACAAAAGGTCAATCACCTTATGAAGGTTGGGGAACAGCTCTTAAACCAGCAAATGAACCTATCTGTGTTGCTCGTAAGCCATTAAGTGAAAAGTCAGTTGCTGAAAATGTTTTAAGATGGGGAACTGGTGGTATAAATATAGATGGTTGCCGCATAGAAGGAATAGACCCATCAAACGCAAAAAGAATTGGTAAAGAATATACAAGTGAAGCAACAAATGAAGGTGAAGTTTTTGATACACTTAATAAAACCGCAATTGTTGGTGGTTCATTAGAAGGCAGATTCCCAGCCAACATCATATTAGAATGTATATGTGATGAGGTTATTAAGGGTGAAAAAGGTGAAGTTAAAACAACAAATAGAATAAGAAAAGGTGAAGCAGCAGGTGGATTAGATATAAATGAAAATAGAAAAGCAGTTGAAGGTATAGACAATTATAATGATAAAGGTGATATTCATACTAATCCGATGTGTCCGTGTCGTTTGATGGACGAACAAAGTGGTTTATCAAAAACTAATCATAAAGGTAATAGAACTGATAAAGGTGTTGTTACTGGAGTAATTGGATTTGGAAGAGGAACAGAAGTAGCAAGATGTGATAGTGGCGGAGCCTCACGCTTTTTCTATCAAGCAAAAGTAAGTAAGGCTGAAAGAAATATGGGTTTAGATAGTTTTGTAATAAATAAGAACACACATCCTACAATAAAGCCCGTATCACTTATGGCTTACCTATGTAGATTAGTAACACCACCTAATGGTATTGTATTAGACCCGTTTATGGGTTCTGGTTCAACAGGTATAGCAGCACAATTAGAAGGGTTTAGATTTTGTGGTATGGAAATGGATAAAGATTACTTTAAGATTGCTGAATCAAGAATAGAAAACTACGAACAATATAGAAAATTTATAAAATGAAACTACAGATAGAAGGTAACAGATTATTAGATGAGATGTTAAACTCAGATAAAAGATTCTTCTTACACATAGGTGGTTCACGTTCTGGTAAGACTTATTCTATTCTACAATACATTATAATCTATTGTTTCAAGAACAAAGATAAGACAATAACAATTGCTCGTAAGACTTTTCCTTCTTTAAGATTAGGTGCTTACCGTGAGTTTATTCAACTCTTAAAAGACTTAGATGTTTATAAAGAAGAATCACATAATAAAACAAATAACTTTTACAATCTAAACTCAAACACAATTCAGTTTATATCAATCGACCAATCACAGAAACTGAGAGGTCTTAAACACGACTTAGTTTTTATTGATGAGGTTAATGAAGTTAGCAAAGAAGAAGCCGACCAACTCTTTATGAGAACTGAAGACAAGATTATAATGGCTGAGAATCCATCCGATGCTCTTCACTGGTCTCTTAAACTTAAATCAGATGTAGATGCTCTTTACTTACATTCAACTTATATTGATAATCCTTTCTTACCACAAGCAATTGTTAGTCAGATTGAATCATATAAAGAAACAGATGAAGATTTGTGGAATGTGTTTGGTCTTGGTCTACCAGCCAAGAACAATGAACTTGTATATACAAATTATGAATACTGGCATTCAGAAGATGAACTATTTGAGATAGATGAAAAAGGTGACAAACATCCTAAGTATGAAGATGTTGTTATTGGTTGTGACTGGGGTTATCAACACCCTTCAGCTATTATTAAGTTATGGATTGATTCTAACTATAGAAGAGTGTGGGTTAAAGAATTGATACACGAAAGTTATTTAACAACAGAAGACTTAATCACTAAGATGAAAACATTTAACATAGAAGAGTTAAAACTATTTGGTGATTCAGCAGAACCTAAAACAATTGAATCAATTAGAAGAGCAGGTTTTGATATTGAGTCATCAATGAAAGAGGTTAGAGAAGGAATAGATTGTGTTAAAAGTTATAAACTTTTCATACACTCCGAGAGTATAAAGTTACAAGAAGAATTAAGAAGATACAAATGGAAAATCAAAAACGAAATGAGAACTGATGAGCCTGTTAAACTATTTGACGATGGACTATGTGCTATTAGATACGCACTCTACACCTGGACAAATAGAAACAGTAGAAGAAACTCATATGATTTCGATATTGATTGGATAGACTTATAAACAATTAAATTATGATAAACGCAGGAACAACAAACATTATTGTAGTAGAACTATACGATGATGGTGAAATAAGATTAGAAGAACTAAGAGTTATGTTAGACGATGAATGTATCGCTAAATCTTGGCGAGAATATTATAAAGGTAAAAAAACCATACAAGGTGGAGCAGATGATATGAGTTACTACACCTTACCTCTTTGGTATCAAAGATACAAAAAAATAGACGAAATTTTGTAGATGGAAGTTACAAAAACTATTATACATGAAGACCAATTCATTAGATTAGAAAAGATAAGTTTTGGTAAATATAAAAGACCACCAGTTTATCGTGAACTTATTAAGACTAAGTCTGGTAATGTGTCAGAGGTTAAAGAACTAAAGACCTTACCTGACTGGTACTTAAGGTCTAAAAAATTAAACTACTTACTTAATGAAGAAGATTGAAAGTTGGGCTGATATAACTATTGGTCAGTATCAAGAGATGATGCTTATTGAAACAGAAAATGATATAACAAGATTTATACAACAAATCTCTATTGCTTTAGACATTGACTCTGAAGAGATTAGAAAACTATCTTTATTAGAGTTTAAGAAACTACAAGAAAATATGTCTTTCTTATCAGTAAAGGTAGAAGCTGACTTATCACCTATAATTGAGATTGATGGTAAAAAGTATGGATTAATTCCTGATATGGGTACAGTAGATGCTGGTACTTTTATAGATGCTGAACAATTCAAGGAAGATACTATACTTAACTTACATAACTTAGTTGCCCTAATTTACAGACCAGTTATAAAACAAGATGGTGATGAGTATGAAATAGAGAGACATAAGGCTGAAGGATTTGAGAGACGAGCCAATCTGTTTAAGGAAAAAGTAAGTATAGAAACCGTCATGGGAGCTGTGGTTTTTTTTTCGAGTGTCGCGACAGAATTATCAATCAATTTACTAACTTATTTGGCGGACCAACACAAGACTCAGGAGACACCGACGAAGACGAAGAAGACCCGAACACGTACGAAGAAAGTCAAAGAATAAGTTTTCAGAAAACCTGGGGTCTATATGATATGGTTTCTAATTTAGCTGATGGTGATATAATAAAAATTCAACATATCTATGACTTACCAATAGTTGCTTTATTTAACCACCTATCTTATAAGATATCATCAGGTCATAAAAAACAAGCATAATAAAATAAAACATATCTTGTATGAGCATTGGATATCTTTCACAAAACGGTATGAATGTAGTTTTCAATCAATGGACTACAGCAGATCCTAACATTAATCAATATGGCTTCGGTCAATTATACAATCAAAACGGCGAACCTAAAGTCGCACAACTTTATCCAGGTATGTGGGTTAATCCTGTTAACACTATACCTAGCGTTGACTTATACACAGTAAGTAGAAACTATCAAATCATAATCTATGATTTAGTATTTGATGCTAATGATGGTACGAATAATCAAAATCATGTTGTTTCAGATTGTGAAGAATTAGCGTTTAGATTAATTAGATTCTTGAGAGAAAAGTCTGATGTGTTTGATATCACAACAACACCTACAATCACACCATTTAATGATAGATGGTTAGATGATGTGTCTGGTGTGATTATAGATATCTCAATAGAGTTTAATGGTGAATCTTCTTATTGTGAAGATCCTGACTACTCATTCAATATAAAAACTAACGATATATAATGGCGCAAAAAAAGGTTGGGTTCTCAAACACCAGTAAGATACAAGGTGACAGATTAGTCATCAACAATGGTTTAACAGCTTCTATTAACTTCGACTTTCAAGGTGGAAGTGATTTAACATTCAAGATGCCT